CGTGATCTCGATCACGTTGCCGCGCTTCAAAACGATCTTGTCGCCCTCGTCGGTGTAGACCGCCGCCTCGCCGCCTTGCAGACCCTTGATGCGGTAGCGGCGGTCGTCGGCGACGACGACCACGCCGTGGTCGCGGCTGCCGGCGAGCGCCAGATAGACGCCTTCGGCGCCCGGCAGCGGCACGGAGGTGAAGCCGTACTGTTGCATGCGATCGACGTTGTCGCACACCTCGCCATCGAGCAGCTTGACCTGCACGCCCTGCATCCTGGTCGCATCGTCGATCAGGGTCAGCACGGCCCGGCCTGCCATCAGGCGGATGCGGCGCGCCAGCGGAGCGAGCGCCTTGAATAGTTCCCGGCTCATAGCGCGCTCCAGTCGTCGTCCGCTTTCTTCTTCTTTTCCCGCTCTTCCCTGGTGTTGATCTTCCCGAAGAGCCTGGAGCGGCCGATGCCGCCGACCAGGTCGAAGGCTTCGCGGCGCGCGATCGACAGCGCCGTGCGGGCGCCGCTCTCGTCCAGCGTGTAGAGGCAGCCGACGATCAGCATCTCGGCTGCGTTCAGATACAGGAGCGGCGAGGTGACATCGACCAGCGTGTTCGGCTGCCACAGTCTGCCCTGGGCGTCGCGCCAGCCCTGCACCGTGATCGAGCCGCGCAGCGCGCGCCCCATGCGCACGTTCTTTTCCCACTCGGCGCGATCGCGGAATCGTGTCTCGTTGCCGTGGTCGTCGGCCAGCACGATGCGCGGCCGGTAGCGGGTGATCGCCTCGTCCGTCACGGCGGCGGCCGGCGCGAGATGACCATCCGCCGCGTCGCCGTCCAGCGCGATCCGGTCATGGCCCTTCACGGTATAGACGGAGAAGCGTTCCTTCCAGCTCAGCTGGCCGCGCGCCGAGAGAATGTTCCCGCCCTCCGCCAGCGCCGTCCCGGCCTTCGTCTTGCCGGCGCGCGTGATGACCAGGTTGCCCTCGCCGTCGGCGATCAGCAGCACGGCCTTGAGCCGCGCGGCGCGCTCGATGCACTCGAAAGCGGTCTCGCCCGGCTCGATCTTGAAGCTGGGGAAGGGATCGCCCGTGTCCGTGTCGACCTTGACGCCGATCCCGAACGGCCTGCACAGATCGCGGGCGATCCGCTCCAGCGGCGCGTTCGCCCACTGCCCGGTCTCATGGACCGCCGAGCAATCGACCAGATCGCCGGTGGCATCGCGGCCGCGCACGGAAATGCCGTGCGACTGCCGGTCGTAGGCCGGCTCGACGTCGTCGACGTAGCCGGCGATGACCGTCTCGTCGTCGAGCCTGAGCGTGCAGCGCTCGCCGGGGCGGATCGGCCGGCTGACGGACTGGCCCGGCCAGCGCTCGGTCACCTCCAGATCGAAGCCGTTGGCGACCTGCTCGATGGAGCGCGTCACCGACACGCGCTGCCAGCCGCCGTAGATCACGGTACCGACGTAGAGCTCGGCGCGGCCGCCCATCAGGCCAGCACCTCCAGCGCCACGCCGCCCGGCACGAAGCCAGGATGGCGGACGACGGTCGGGTTGCGCGCCACGATCTCGGCCTCGCGCGTGGCGTCGCCGAGGAATCGGTAGGCCACGACCAGCGCCGGCAGCGTGGCCGGCATCGAGATCGTCGCCAGGCGCGGCAGATCGGCGCCGCGCGCCGTGATGTCGCGCACCACGGCGGCGCGCAGATCCATCAGGGCATCGAACACGGCCGCCGGGGCGCTGGCGGCCTCGTCTTCCAGCGCATCGGCGAGCCGCTCGCGGATCGCGATGGCCTGCTGGCGGCTCACGCCGGCAGCGGCGAAATCGATCCGCGCCGTCGCGCGGGCGGCCTCGATGATGACAGCCCGGCGCACCAGGGACTCGATGGCCTGGCGGTTGGCGGTTTGCACGCGCCGCGCCGGCGTGGCGGCGGGCGGGCGCGGGCGCTTCGATTCGTAGCCGAAGAATCTCGCCAGCGACGTAAATGCGTCGAACGGCCGCCGCACGGCATTGCGCAGGCCGGAAACCAGCCCGAGCACCCGCTCGGCCAGCGTCCTCGGCGCCCGGATCAGCGACGAGAGCGACGACGAAAAGCGCGAGAGCTCGCCAAGGAACTCGCCGACCACCGTCAGATCGGGCATCACGCCGGCGCGCGCCGCCTCGATGGCGGCCGCGGCATCCGCAAGCAATGCCATCGCATCGGCCGCGACGAACCCGGGCGCCCCGCCGACGCCGAACGCATCGGCGAAATCGGCGGCGCATCGTTCGGCCGCCGCCTCGGCCCGGGCATCCACCACGGCGGCGGTATTGGTGTCGGCGGCCGGCTGGGTGTTTTCTGCGGTCTCGGTGAAGCGCAACGAAAAACGCGCCACGCCCCTGCCGTCGATCAACGCCTCCACGAAGCGGAACGGCGCCGTGAGCGCCACCTGCATGCGGCCCAGCGTCGGGTGCACCAGCTCGCCGGGGCCGGGCTGCTTGAGCGCATCGCGCAGGGCATCGCGGGCCTTGAAGTAGTCCTCGCCGAGGACGATCGCCTCCAGGCTGAACTCGCCGGCCTTGCGGCCCATGTCCTCGACGAAGGGTTCGTCGCGCAGCGGGTACTCGTGCAGCACGCCGCGCCGGCCTTCTTCGGTGTCCGCCGTCGCGACGTAGAACGGCACGCCCCGGAAGCTCGCCCGCTGAAGTCGATCGCGCCAGCTCATAGAGCCCCCACGCTTGCCCTGCGGGCCGCGCTGCCCCCACGGGGGGCGCGAATCGCTTGGGACGGCCCGGCGCGATTCATGGCGCCACCATCGCGAGACCGTTGTCCAGGGAGAGCGGCACGTCGCGGTTGTCGGAACGGGCCGAAACCCTGGTCACCATGCCGGCGGGGTCTTTGAGCTCGACCACCACCTTGCCGCCGACGTTGGCCTTCGCCCCGCCCGGCGTTACCGCATTCGGGCGGGCCGGGCCGAGCGCATCGCCGGCCAGCCTGATCGCGGCGCCCGGCAGCGTGTATTTCGTCACCCACTCCGGCAGCATGTCGGAGAGCGAGCGCAACTTGGCGCCAATCCATTCGACGGCGTTGCCGACGGTGGTCTTGATCCCTTCCCATAGGCCGACGAAGAATTCCTTGATCGGCCCCCAGTTCTCATAGATCAAGCCGGCGGCCAGCGCCAGGGCGGTGATCGCGATGGTGATCGGGTTGGCCAGCATGAACGCGCCGACGGCGGACACTGCCGTCAGCAGCTTGGCGAAAGCGCCGACGGCGAAGAGCACGCCGGGGCCGAGCGCCATGAAAGCCGCCACGACCTTGGCGACCCCCCCCGCGAGGAGCAACAGCGAACCGCCGCCGATCAGCAAGCCGGTGACGGCCAGCGCCACACGCCCAAGCCACTTCGCCAGCAGCGGATTCGCCTCGACGAAGCCCTTCACCGACTCGGACAAGGCGCCGAACCATTCCGTCAGCGCCTTCAGATCCTCGCCCAGCGCTTCGCCGACGCTGGCCAGCAGGTTGGTGAAGGTGCCGCTGGCGGCATCCCATACGCTGGTCAGCGTACCCAGCACGGCCGCGACACGCTTTTGCAGGTCGGCCTGTTTCTCCATGTCGGCCTGCATCTTGCGGAAACCCTCGGTGCCATTGCTGATGAGGGTGGACACCATCTGCATGTCCTGACCGCCGCCGAACAGGTGCTTGAGCACCTTGTTCAATTGCCCCGGCTCCAGCGCCTTGAGTTTGTCGAGCTGCGCCATCATGTTTTCGACGCCGAGGAAGTTGCCCTTCGTGTCGGTGAACTCCAGCGTGAAACCCTTCTGCGCCTGGAGCACCTTGTTGACCTCGGCGACCTTCTGCGCGTCCTGCAAGCCATTGAGGATCGCCCCCATGCCGGTGCCGACCGTCTCGCCGCTGCTGCCGGTCTTGATGAGAATCGCATAGAGCGCGCTCATCTCGCGCGTCGCCTCCAGCCCCTGGAGCTTGACCGCCTTCAACGCGCCGGCCGAACGGGCAAAGGCATACATCATCTGGGTGGCATCCACGCCCTGGTGATAGACGCGCTGGATGGTGTCCATGAACTCGAGCATGTCGGCATCGGCCACGCCGGTCGCTTCCTTGAGCTTGGCGGCAAACTCGGCGGCCTGCTCGGGGGTCTGCTTGAGCAGCACGGCCATGTAGGCGGTCGCCTCGCCGACGCCGCCCAGAATCGACCGGTCGGTGATGCCCAGTTTTTTCAGCGTCGCCATCATGTTCAGGAAGTCGGCCGTGGTGCCCGGCAGCCGGTCGCCCAGCTTCACCGCCAGGGCATTCACCTGCTCGAAGGCGCCGGTCATGCCGTTCTCGTCCATCATGGCCGACTTGAGCCGGGTCGAGGCGTCTTCGAGCGCGGCAAAGGCGGCGATCGGCTTGGCCAGCGCGCCGCCGACGATCAAACCGTTACCCAGCGCGCCCCGCCCGAGGGCGCCCGCCTGCTCGGACAGCTTCTGCAACTTGCCGTGCAGGCCATCGACCTGCTGGACGATGCGCCCCATGCCGCCCGACATCTGGTCGAACAGCTTGACGGTAACGCCGAGGGCCATCATCGTTGTGGACATGCTATGCTGATCCTATGAGCCTGCTCAAATCATTCGTCGTCTGGGCCGTATTGCTGGTGGCGCTCTACGCCGCGGGGCAGGTCGTTGCCGCCGACGGGTGGCGGGCCGGCGGCATCTTCCTGCTGATACTGCTCGTCTGCGCGGCCAGCGTCGGCGGCATCCATGACATCCTGACCGCGCCCTTCAGGAGCCGCCGCTCCGGTTGAGCCGCACCGCCTGGCGGTGCCAGAAGAGCAGCTCGTCGGCCTCCATCGCCCAGAGTTCCGAAGGCTGGAAGTGGAACGCCTGGGCGAGATCGCCCATCACGTCTTCCCAGTTCCGGGGAATCCCCCCAAAAAACCGCCGACCGCCTCCAGCACGCGCGGCACGTCGTCGACGTCCAGGTTGTCCAGCGCGGCGGCCGGCAGGTTCGCCAGGCTGGCCGCGAAGTCGAGCATCATGGCGAAGGGAAACTCCATGCTCTTGAGCGGACGGAAGTCTTTCGCCGTCGGACGGCGCAGCGTGAGCTTCTCGATCTTCTCCCCGCCGAACTCGACGGGATGTTTGAGCGCGATCTCGATCATGCTCAGTTCTCCTCACAGGAGATTGCGCCGAAGCGCACCTTGACCTCGCCCTTGGAAAGCTCCAGGGCGCCCTTGCACCAGGCGTTGCGCAGCGAGTAGGTCTTGCCGGTGTCGGTCTCGAAGATCACGGTCTCGTCGGTGATCTCCATGAAGGACTTGAGGCTGAACGCCGCGTTGTGCGCGATGGTGCACTCCACTTCCGGCGCGATGACCTTCTCCGCGTAGCCCAGCACGCCGGCATCGCCGAGCACGTCCTCGCGTTCGACGCCGCCGAATTTCAGCGTCGCCCCTTCCTTGCTGCGCAGCCGCTCGCCCTTGACGGTGATGTAGGCGCGACCGGTGATCTGGTTGCTCATGACGATTCCCCCCTTACAGGATGTACTGGACGGCCGCCGCGAACACGTCGAACTGATTGACCACGTTCGGCGGGATGACGGCATTGACGCGGTTTTCGTCCGCTTCGGAGCGCAGCACGATCAGGTCTTTCTTGAACTGCTCCAGGTCTTCGAGCAGCCCGACGTAGGCCAGTTGGGCGGCCGCCGCGATCAGCGTGGCGCGGATCAGCTTCGGCGTGGCGATCTTCTGCCCCGGCGCGATGTATTGCAGCACGTCGTCGCCGGCCAGCTTGTGGGCCGGGTAGTCGCGCACCACGGCGAAGCGGAAGACGTAACGCATGTAGTCCACCGTCCACTTGGTGTTGAGCTTCAACAGGCTGCGATCCTCCATGCCGAAGCTGTTGGTCTGGTAGGTCGTGATGACCTGCTCGACCATCGCGCTGCCTGCCGGATCGAAGACGAGGGTGCTGATGCCGTCGTAGAGCAGCAGGTTGCGCTCGGCGTCGGTGAAGCGGTCGGCCTCGGCCGGCGCCATCACGTCGGGTAGCGCGAGGCCCCGGAACGGGATCGCCGGATCGTTGGCGCCGGAACGCTCGACGGCGGCGGCGAACTGCGCCGCCACCACCCAGGGCAGCGTCGGGCAGCCCTTGAGGCCGGCGATGGTGGTGTGCGGGCTGTTGCGCGCCGCGCCGTAGGCGGACAGGGCCGCGAAGGCGCCGCCCCTGAAGCCGAAGGAATGCCCGGTGCGCATGTCCAGGCCGCCCCAGCGGCTTTGCAGCTCGCTCTCCATCGCCGTGACGTTGGCCACGTCCGTCCAGGGCATCACGATCGTGTAGAAGGCGCCGCTGCTCATGGCCGCGATGGCGGTCAGCACGTCCGGGTTGCCGGCGCCGCCGGACATGGCCGTGATGGCGACGCTCATGCCCTTGGGCGTGTATTCGCCGACGTAGTAGTTGAGGCGCACGTCGATGCCGTTGCCTTCCTCGCCCTTGTGGCGCGCGGTGAGCGTGACCACGGCCGCGCTGGCGGTGGCGGTGACGGCCAGATCGGGCAGCGCGTTGATCGCGGCGGCCACGGCGGTGGCGATCGCGGCGGCGGTCTGCGCGGCGGCGATGCCCACCCGCACCGGCTGGCCGCCGATGTAGAGGTTGAGCGTGCCGGCCTCGGTCGGCGTGCCAGAGAAGGTGATCGTGCCGGTGGCGGCAGTGCCCGCGCCCAGATCGTCCAGGGCCAGCGCCCACAGATCGGCGGTCGGGTGCACCTTGAGTGCGGCCGGGATCATCTGCGCCAGCATCGAGCCGCGCCCGAAGTAGTTGACGCCGTCGGCCGCGCGGGTGACGCGGGTCAGCACGCCGGCGGCGACGCTGCCGGCGGGAAGACGCTGGCCGAGCAGCAGCACGCGGCGGGGCATGTTGGGCAGGCCGCGCACGGCGCGGGAGTGATCGATCTCCAGCCAGGCGCCAGGAATGCGCCAGTCGGTGGGGATCGACAGGAAAGTGATGTTGTCGGGCATGACGGCTCCTTATTTCCTGGGCTTGACGGTTTCGGCGGGGGCGGCGGAGGCGGCGGGGGCGGCGGGAATATCGCTCAGGGCGACATCGCCGTCGGCCGCGCGGCGCAGCCAGAACGAGTCGCGCTCGACCGTCTCGCCTTCGGCCTTGAGGATCTGGCCGTCGGGCTTGCGCACGCGGGCGCCGTTGATGGGGGTGGCAAACACTTGCGGCATGGTCGGAATCTCCTACGGTTGAAGGGTGACGGTCTCGGACGCTTCCGGGGCCGATATCGTGTGGTCGGGCGGATCGCCCGCCCACCTGGCGTGCTCGGCGGCGGATTCGTGCGGCTCGATGTCGTAGCTGGCGCGGAAAGTCTCGAACGGCGCCAGTGCGGCTTCGTCGAGGGCCGGCGGCAACGGCACCCCGGTTGCTTCGATGGCCACGGTGGCGACGCAGAGGCCGGCATCGGCCAGCGCCGCGTCACGCGGGTAGCTCACGCCGGAAACGTGGAACACCACGCCGTCGGCCACGCCGCCGTCCATCAGGGCCAGCACGGCGTCGACCATCTGGGCGAGGCCGATCAGCTTGCCGTCGCCCTTCCTGGCCGCCTCCTGGCCGCGCGCATTGCGGGCGACGCAGGTGATCTCGAAACGCGGCGCGGCCAGGCCATCGACCACCGCGAAACCCAGCGGCGCGACATAGACGCCCGGCGCTTCGACCGCCAGGCGTTGCAGCAGCTGCCCGGCGCCGCCGTCCGGCAGGCCGGCCACGCTGCGCAGCCGTCCCGCCAGCGCCGACTTTTCAATCAGGGCCACCAGGCCGTCTTCGAGCTCGGCCAGCATCAGTAGCGCTCCAGGCTGGCCGCGTCGAAGATCGGCGCGCGAGCGGAGACTCGCACGCCCGCCTTGGCCGCATCGACCGGCTCGATGCCCGCCAGATCCACCAGCACCGACTTGCCGGCGGCGATGTCGCGCAGTTCGGCAATGGCCTCGTCGCGGCGCTTCTGGATGGTTTCGGTCACCGCATCGTCGTACAGCTGGTAACGCGCCAGATCGCCCGCCAGGCGCTTGATGCTGCCCGGCGCCGGATCGAGCGGCACCCGGTAGCGCGTCGCCACGTAGCCGTCGATCTGTGCGCTGGCGTCGGCCAACGCGGCATTCACCAGCCCCAGGGCAGCGAGCGCGGCCTCCTGCTCCGCGGCGGTGAAACCGGCCAGACTGCCGCCCGCCGCCGCCGTCGAAAGCAGCGCGGCCGTCACCCGGCGCGGAATGCCGCGATCGGCGCGCTGGGCGATCTCCTCGGCGCAGAAGCGCTCCAGCAGCTCGGCGGCGGAGAGATAGGGCATCGCGCGCTCCCGTCAGGCCAGACGCGCCGCGCCGGCCTCGACCAGCACGGCCGCCACGGCGGGCGAAGCGGCGAAGACCGTGCCGGGCGCGACATCGACGCCATCGTGCCGGATCGGCTCGACGGCGACGATGGCGACCTCCTCGCCCGACACCGTGGCCGGCGCCGGAGAGGCGGGGGGTTTCGTCTTGGCCATGATTACGCGACCGCCGCCGAGATCAGGTAGCCGGCGTTGATGCAGGCGGCCACCGGGGCGAGCGCATCCGTTACCGGATAAATCCAGCTCTTGGCGTTGCGGTCGCTGTACGGCGTTTCGACCAGCGGATAGTTGCGCAGCCGGTAGGTGTAGCCGTAACTGGGCAGGCCGCCGTCGGCGATGCCGGAAACGTCGGTGTAGGCCACGACGACATACTTGCCCCAGACATCGACGATCGCGCCGCTGGCGTCCTCGTAGACGGCATCGCCCACCACCACGCGCTTGACATCCCACAGGGTGGCCAGCATGTCGAGCGTCACCGAATCGCGGCCGGTGTACTTGATGCGGTCGATGATGGCCGGATGCAGCTTGAGCGCCGCCCACACCTTGGGACCGAGCACCACGGTGTTCGGTCGCTTGCCGACGGCGGCGCGCACCGCCTCGATGGCGGTCTGGATATCCTTGGACGGGTTGCTGACGCCCGAGTGATCGGACCACTGGCTGGCGCCGGACAAGGTGATCTTGTTGGCGGCCTGGTAGTTGGCGGCGTTGGTGGCGATGCCGGCGGCCAGCACCTCGTTGCCGAGCTGGATGATGTTTTGCGCCTTGATCACGGCGATCTTGCCGAGATCGACGCCGGGCACGGCATTCGCCTCCTGCATGATCTCGAACGGCACCTTGCTCTCGATGCTGTAATCGGTCAGCGCGAAGGAGGCGCCGCTGTAACCGATGTCGAGGCGCTTGGTGGCCGCGCCGGGAGCGCGGGCGGTGTTGTAGAGGCGGAAATCCTCGCGGCCGAACTGGATGATCTTGCCGCCGCGCTGCTCGACCGGCACGACCGGGAACAGGGCGGGGAAAACCAGCTCGGCATTCTGGTAGCCCTGGGCCACCGTGGAGAGGACGGGATCGATGACGCGCGCTTGCGACGAGGTGAGTTGGGGCATGACGGCTCCTTAGGCGACGTTGGGAACGAGCAGGACTTCGATGAACTGGCCGGCGGCGGTGGCCGCTTCCAGGGCGATGCCGACCTTGGCGCCGGAGCTCGCCCAGGTGATGGCGCGCCCGGAGGCATCGGCCTTGACGGTGGCGCCGGCCGACAGCGCCGCGCCCGCCTCGACCACGGCGGTACCGAGCACATCGACGGCGATCTTGTCGCCGGGAACGGCGGCGGTGCGGGCGACGCCCAGGGTATTGGCATCGGCGCCGGCCTGCGCGCCGGCCGGGGTGACGAAACGGTTGGCGGCGATCGTGCCGGTGGCGACGACGGTCAGCGCGAGCAGGGAAATGGCTTGCTGGGACATGGATGATCTCCTATTGGGCGGCCACGACGCTCAGCGCGGCGGCGTAGCTCAGGTTGTGGGCAATGGCATGGGCGCCGACCTTGCGGTGCAGGGCCAGCGCGTCGGCATCGACGGCGAATCCGGACGGCACGGCGAACTCCGGCGGGCGCGCGGCGTTGCCGTCGGCCGCCCGCGCATGCGTGGCCGTCTCGCCGGCCGGCGCCACCACCGGCGCGGACGCGACGAAGGCATTGAAACTGGCCAGGTCGGCGCGCGCCATCGCGGTGGCGTGTTCCGCCTGCGCCGGCAGGATCTTGCCGGCGGCGAGAGCGCCATTCACGGCGCCGGCGATGGCGGCCTCGGCCTTTTCGGCTTCCAGCGCGGCCAGCCGGTGGCTAACCGCCTCGAATTCGGCGCGCGGCACGTAGAGCGCGGCATCCGGGGCGCGGTTGAGGACGGCGTTCAGGGCCGTCGCCACGGTATCGGCGCTGGCATCGAGAGGAAGATCGAGCAAGGTGCAGACGCGCTCGGCAACGGAATCGGGCATGGGGGCCTCCTGTGCGGGTTGGGAAAGGTCGGCGACGCCCAGCGAGTTGAGCGCCGTCAGATGCAGATTCGGGTTGTTGGTGAGGCCGGCATTGAGCAGCTTGAGGATGCGGCCGCTGGTCTTGTCGAAGGTGAATACCGGCGACAGGTAGCGATACTCGCGGGCGGCGATCATCCGCGCGGCGCGCTCGGTCCATTCCACGCGCCCCCAGATGCCGTCGGCGTCGGCGCGGATCTGCTTGATCCAGCCCGCCGCCGGGGCCGGCTGGCCGTTGCTGGCGGCATGCACGCCCTGGTGCTCGTAGTCGATGGAGAGGTCGCCGCCCCAGCTGTCGAAGGCGTTGATGACGCCCTCTTCGTCGAGCAGGTAGGGGCCGCGCCCGTCGCGCCCGGTAAAGCGCCCGGCCGGCAGCAGATGCACCCACTCCGGCACCCTGCCGCCGTCTTCGGGCAGCAAGGCGGTGGCATGCGACGCGGTCGCGGTGGAGGCGTTCGGGGGAGTGCGAAGATTCGGCATGGAGCGAATCTTCGCCGCGCGCGCGCGGATCGGTCAGGGGGAAGGCGTTCGGCGGGCGTCCCGTCGCCGGTTATTTGCGCAGGTGGTCGCGCAGGATGTCGATGATTGCCGAGCTCGTCGCCGCCGCCAGCTCGCCGTCTCGGGTGACCGGCAGGAACGGCCGGGCGTGAATCGCCACTTTTTTACTACGCCCGGCCCGGCCGCCGAACTGATGGATGGCCGCATACGGCTTGCCGGCAGTGAGCGTGGCGCTGCTGGCATCCGCGGTGGCGCCAATACTGGCGGCGAGCTGGCCACTATCCTGCAAGATGCGCGCGCCCGCTCCGCCGCCCTTGCGGCGCTTCAGGGTCGAGGGTTTCAGCGGCGCCCAGGCGCCGCCGAAGGGACTGGCCTGTGTCTCGAAGGCATCCTCGGCG